ACGTCCTCGAACACGGACGATCCAACCAGCCCGCACGCCCCTTCCTAGCGCCAACCCGATCCCAGACCAGGCGGCCAGCTACCGAAGCGATGAAACAAACCTTGGTAGCCCGCATGAACCAGGTGGCACCATGACCACCCCGCCTTTGCTGCAACGCATCACGACGGTTGCCGACCGGCTTGGTTTACCGATTGAGGTTGGCCTGTTCACTTCAACACCGGCACCCGACACGTACCTGGTGGCCACGCCCTTGGCGGACCTATTCGACGTGTTCGCCGACAACCAACCAGGCATCGAGGTAGAGGAGGTACGCCTTGGCCTGTTCACCAAGAACAACTATCTCGAGGTTCGTGACCGGCTCACTACCGCGCTACTCGAGGCTGGCCTGACGATCACGGCACGCAGATATGTCGGATTCGAAGCCGACACCAAATACCACCACTACGGGCTCGATCTTGCTGCCCATAACCCCTACAACACTTTGGAAGGACACTAAATAATGGCCACCATCGGTCTAGACAAGCTCTATTACGCCACCATCACCGAAGACCCTGCCACTGGCGAGGAAACCTACAGCAAGCCCACGCAGCTTGCGAAAGCGATCTCTGCCGAACTATCGGTGGAGCTTGCTGAAGCGATCCTGTACGCCGATGACGGTGCAAGCGAGATCGTCAAGGAGTTCAAGTCGGGCACGCTCACCCTCGGCGTTGACGATCTCGGTGTTGAGGCAGCTGCCGCACTGACCGGCGCACACGTCGATGCGAATGGCGTGTTGATCTCGACTTCGGAGGACAATACGACGCCGGTGGCGATCGGTTTCCGTGCCGCCCGATCGAATGGCAAGTACCAGTATTTCTGGCTGTACCGGGTCAAGTTCGCCCTACCCACCACGACGCTGGCGACGAAGGCCGACAGCATCACGTTCTCGACCCCAACGATTGAGGGCACGATCCTGCGCCGAAACAAGCCAGACAGCAAGGGCCGCCACCCGTGGAAGGCCGAAGTCACCGAAGGTGCGCAAGGCGTCAAGCCAGAAACCATCACCGGCTGGTACACCGCCGTCTATGAACCTGCCAACACGGCAGGTGTAGGAGGCGCATAATGAGCAATAAAACTACGAATACGAAGACGGCAGACTCGCCAGCAGTAGTCTCGATCGGTGGCAGCGAGTATGAACTTGTGTTGACCACGCGCGCCACCCGTGAAATCGCCGCCCGCTACGGTGGCCTAGAAAACCTCGGCGAAGCCCTCGAGACCAGTGAGGACTTTGCTCACACCCTTGGTGAAGTAATCTGGCTAATCACCCTGCTGGCTAATCAGTCGGTAGCGATCCATAACCTGCAACACCCTGATGATCAACGGCCTGAGCTGACAGTGGATGCAGTCGAGCTACTCACCGTCCCAGCAGATCTAGCCGAGTATCGGGGAGCCATCGCCGCAGCCTTGCAGCACGGTACCCGCAGGGCAATCGAAACCGTGCCAGCCCCAAAAGACCAGGCGAAGGACGAATAAACACCAACCCGGCCGCCACGTTCACGAGGTTGACCTATATCGGTCTGGCGCACCTGAACCTGTGCCAGACCGAGATCGACCTCATGATCTTCGGAAAGCTTCTCGATCTGGTGGATTGCTGGCTGATCGACACCGGCCGGGCAGAACCAGTACGGCACTGGTTCATCGACGACATCATCCCAGCCGGGACTTAGCAAGCTGGGCGATGAGGCTCCAGGGAATGTGTTTGCGGACGAAACCGCTGCGACTGCGGCGTGGGATGTCGAGGGCGTCGCGGGCAACCTTGCGCACGAGAGCGGGGTCTGCGCCCAGGGCTTCTGCGATCCAGACCAGCCCTTCCGGATGTTGGAGACGGTTGTAGGTCATTTTCGCTGACCGGTTTGGTTCTCGGCGCGTGAATGAGCCAGAGCCACGGGTGGCCTGCGAGGCAAACCAGCTCGTCATGTGCTCGCGCTGCGATGTCCACCACCGGCCATTCTTTTGTGGGTCTGCTTCTTCCATCGCATCGGATATCTCCAGATGTTCAGGCAACCGCGCTAGCAGCCTAGCGAATTGCTTCACGTCGAAATCAATCTCGCTCATCGCCCCACTCCTAATCCCCGGATAGTCCGCTTGCATCAATTGTCCCTTAGGAGGTGACCTGACCAATGGCTGATTCCTCGTTTGGTTTGAAGATCGGTTTGGAGGGTGAGCGGGAGTTTAAGCGCGCGATCACCGAGATCAACCGTGAAATGCGGGTGCTCGGCTCGGAGATGAAGCTCGCGGCGTCGGCATTCGCGAAGAACGAGACCTCGGCAGCGTCCCTGACGGCGAAGAACCAGGTGCTGGCGAAAGAGATCGACGCTCAGCGCTCGAAGGTGGAGACCCTCAGGGCGGCGTTGGATAACGCGGCCACGTCGTTTGGGGAGAACGATTCACGCACGAAGAATTGGCAGATCCAGCTCAACAATGCCCAGGCCACGTTGAATGGTCTGGAGGCGGAGTTGGAGGACAATAACGATGCGCTCAGGCAGTTCGCGAATCATGCTGATGATGCAGGCGATGACGCGAAAGACGCTGCCAGTCAGACTGGCAGGCTTGAGGACGCGGTCGATGATCTTGGCGGCGAGTTGGATGATACGTCGGGTAAGACCAGGATCTTCGGTGACGTTCTGAAAGCCAATCTTGCTTCTGAGGCGATCATCGCGGGCGTGAAGGGCATCGTTAACGCGGTGGCCGGGGTGGCTAAAGGTTTTGCTGGCGCGATGCGGGACGGGGTGGAGTACAACGCCCGGATGGAGCAATACACCACCAGTTTCACTACGATGCTTGGCGATCAAGCAGCCGCCCAGAGCCTGGTCAATGATTTGAAGGCTGAAGCTGCTCGCACCCCGTTCGGTATGGAGGACTTGGCCAAGAACACCCAAACGTTGATGGCCTTCGGTATTTCCGCCGAGGAAGCACAACTACGCCTTGGCCAGCTTGGTGACATCTCTCAAGGTGACGCGGTGAAGCTTGAGTCGCTCGCGTTGGCTTTCGCGCAGATGTCGTCGACGGGCAAGCTCACTGGTCAGGATCTGAACCAGATGATCAATGCCGGGTTCAACCCGCTCGAAGAGATCTCCCGTAAGACGGGTAAGTCGATCGGCGAGTTGAAAGAAGAAATGGCTAAGGGCGCGATCAGCGCAGACATGGTTGCTGACGCGTTCGCCAGTGCGACTGCCGAGGGTGGCCGGTTTTATGGGGCGATGGATGCCCAATCCCAAACTTTCTCCGGTCAGCTCGCCACCTTAGAGGACGGGGTCTCCAACCTGAAAGGCGTTCTCGCTGCCGGGCTGTCGGACACGTTGGCTGGCACCGTGTTGCCGATGGTTAACGGTTGGGTTGATGAACTCACGGCCGCGTTCGAGGAGGGCGGCGCGCCTGCTCTGATCGAGACGTTCGGCACCATTTTTCAAGAAGCCCTGGCGTTTATTGCTGAGCAGCTACCTGTGGTCATTGAGACGGGCATGTCGATCCTGGCCTCCTTGATTGAGGGCATCATCGAGGTGTTGCCGAGCTTGGCTGAGACTGCCGTCCAGCTCGTGACCGCGCTTCTTACTGCGATCATCGAAGCTCTCCCGCTGCTACTTGATGCCGCGTTGCAGGTGATTACAACCTTGGTGACGGGTATCGCTGAGGCATTGCCGGAGTTGATCCCGGCAGCGATCGAGATGTTGATGGCGCTGGTGCAGGGGCTGATAGACAACCTGCCGATGCTGTTAGAGGCGGCGTTGCAGCTCATCATGGGCTTGGCGCAGGGGTTGCTGGAAGCGTTGCCCGTGTTGATTGAGGCGCTGCCTGCGATTATTACCGGGATCGTCGAGTTCCTGATTGGTGCGATCCCGCAGATCATCACCACGGGGATCACGTTGCTGACCTCGCTGGTGCAGGCGTTGCCGGAGATCATTACTGCGATCGTGACCGTGTTACCGCAGATCATTACCGGCATCATCACCACACTGCTGGCCGCGCTACCGCAGCTCGTCCAAGCAGGCGTGCAGTTGTTGACCGCGTTGATTCAGAATCTCCCGCAGATTATCTCCACGATCGTTGCCGCCTTGCCGCAGATTATTTCGGCAATCGTGTCCGCGATCGGTAGCGCGATCCCGCAGCTTGTGCAGGCCGGGGTGCAATTGCTGACGTCGATGGTTCGTAATCTGCCGCAGATTATTTCGACGATTGTGGCGGCGGTTCCACAGATCATCACTGGCATTGTCGGCGCGGTGCGTGGCGGGTTCAGCCAAATGGCGTCGGCTGGCGCGGATCTGGTGCGTGGCTTGTGGAACGGTATCCAATCTTTGGCGGGCTGGTTGTGGGATCAAGTCTCCGGCTGGATCGGCGGTATTTGGGACGGCATCACCGGCTTCTTCGGCATCAACTCGCCCTCGAAAGAGATGGCGTGGATTGGTGACATGCTCACCCGAGGTCTTGCCGGTGGTATCACCACCACAGGCAAGCGTGCCGTCACGGCTGCCCAGGGTGTAGCTAGCGACACCCTGGATGCGATGAGTGACCTCGTCAGCGGACTCGATGTGCCGATCACTACCAGCATCGAGCCGGTAAGGATCCCCGAGCTGGACCTGGCACCCATGTCGATGACTACGCATCGTTCAGCGGAATCTGGCGGCACGAATGATCGGGTGGATGTGGCGGGCATCGTCGACCAAACAGCGAAACGACTGCTGGATGGTTTGGACATCAAGGTGGTACTCAACGACGGCACGTTGGTCGGCAAGTTGGCTCCCGGCCTGAACCGCCAACTAGCACGTCTGAGTAGTCACCACAGCGTGTTGACGGCAGGAGGCGTGTGATGCGTAGTTTCATTCTCGACCACACCACCACTTCCGCCAGTCTCGGGCTACGACTGGCAGGTCTAGTGGAGATCCCACTAGCCGAGCCGGTGGTGGACGATATTGAGGTGGCAGGCCGAGCAGGCACCCTCACCCGCCTGAGTGGTTGGCGCGACACGGTGCTGACACTGCCGCTGGCCGTCAAACAATCCCAGTACGCCTATCAGCAAGCGGCTGTTGCGTTGATGGACGCATCGACGATCGGCCTGTCGGGTGAACCGGGAGTGTTCCGCAACATCAAACACGCCACGATCAGCCCGCTGCGACGAGAACTGGCGTCGTGGGGATTCTTCGAGGCTGAACTCGTCTGCGAACCGTTCGCTTACCTCGACAGTGGCCTCGTCAAGCACACGCTGAGTGCCTCGGGTTCCATTGCTAACCCTGGCCTGCTCGATTCCGCGCCGATCATCACTGCCTATGGCACGGGCACGCTCACCCTGACGATCAATGGTGTGCGGTATCGGGTGGCATCCCCATCAGGGCAGGTCACACTCGATAGCGCCCGGCTCGTCGCCCACGTCGCGGGTCGTGTCCAAACCGACGCGCTCACGGGCGAGTTTCCGCTACTAGTTCCAGGGGTTAACCGGTTCACGCTCGGCACCGGCATCTCGAAGATCGAAGTTACGGGGAACTGGCGAAACCCCTAACCAGTATCTGTTTCATGCCTGCGATCTTTGGTCGTGGGCTTTCTTGTTTCGGAAAGGAACCGGCCCGCAATGCTGACTGTTCACGACCGTGCGGCTACTAATTTCACTGCAACCGGGCTGGGCGTCCTCGACCCCGAGATTATCGAGGCAGCGGTCAGTGAAGAGCTCGGCGGCCAGTACGTGCTCACGCTGACGTATCCGGCTGACGGGCCACTAGCAGACAAGCTGAGTCTTGAGGCGATTATTGCCGCGCCAATACCGGGTGCGACGATGCGTCAAGGGTTTCGTATCCACGAGGTTTCCACGACCCTGGACGGACTACTCGAGATCACTGCTTTTCATGTGTTCTATGACTTGGCGGGCAATTTCATCGCCGACACCTATGTGGTGAACAAGACCGCTAAAGCTGCCCTCGACCAGATGCTTGATGCAGCGACCACGCGTCACAGGTTCACTGCGACCAGTTCCGATACGGCGACCAGGGCGAGTGCTCGGATTGTGCGAATGCCGCTGGCAGCAGCTCTTGTGGATTCGGGCGTGGATAACTCGTTTGTGTCGCGTTGGGGTGGCGAGATCACCCGCGATAACTGGCATATCCACCACGGGGCTCGGCGTGGGGCAGATCGGGATGTGGTGATCCGCGACCGGAAGAATCTGACCGGCTACCAGTCCGATATTGACCTGTCCAGTGTGGTGACCCGGATTGTGCCGGTGGGCTATGACGGGATCACCCTGCCAGAACTCTACGTCGACTCGCCCAAGCTCGCCTCGTTTGTCACGCCGCGTATCAAGGTGATCCGCTACCCGCACATTAAGGCGATCAAAGACCCGGAGCGTCCCCGCGAAGACGAAGTGCCACTCAAACAAGCCCACGAACTGTTGCGCGAAGCGGCCGCCGCCGAATACGCCCGTGCCCGTGTTGATGAGCCTGTCGCCACCTACAAAGTGTCGTTCGTCGAGCTCGCCTCCACCACCGAATATGCCGATTTCGCACAGCTAGAAACTGTGCTGCTGGGAGACACGGTAACCGTGCGCCACGCTGATCTTGGTGTCGGTTTGACCGCTCGGGTGGTCGGCTATGACTTCGATCCGCTCCGGCAGGTATACGTGTCGGTGGAGTTGGGGTCGGTGGCCGCGAAGTTCACCTCCATCACCCGCCAGATCACGTCCGTATTGGACGTGGCTGAGGTAGCCCACGACCTTGCTGGTGTGGCACTCGCATCAGCTGACGGCAAAACGACCAACCACTACGGGCCGACCCAACCTGCCACGGTATGCCTTGGTGATACGTGGTTCAAAACCGATGGTGAAACGACCGAGATTTGGGTCTACCAGATCACTGACACCGGCCAACCCGGCTGGGTCGCGCTCGCCACTGACTTGAACCATGCCCAGGTCACGGCTGAGCTGGCCGCCGCACGCCTGGAAGTGGACGCGGCACAGCAAGCCGCCGACCAAGCCCAAGCTACCGCCGATGCCGTGACCGCTCGAATGTCAGGCGTAGAGGTTGAACTGGGGCAGGCACGCCAGGCAGCCTCGAGTGCTCAGAGCACAGCCGAGCAGGTTCAGCAGGAGGTGACACAGACCGCTGCCAAGGTTACGGCAAGTGAGGGGCTGATTAGTCAGGCGAAAACTCGTGCGGACGATGCCTACACCCTAGCGTCAAAGACCCGCGATGATAGCCAGGCATGGGTCGTCCAACTCACAGATGCGGACAAAACGTTGTCCTCATCAATATCGATGTTGACTACTGATGTGAACCTGCGCGTGAAATCAGGCGAGATCATTTCCCAGATCAACCTGTCCCCAGAAACCATCCTGATCGACGGCAAACGCATCCACATCACCGGGCAAACCAGCATTGATAACGCCGCCATCACCACCGCAGCGATCGCCAACGCCGCGATCACGGACGCAAAAATCGCCAGCCTGTCGGCTGCCAAGATCACGACCGGGTATTTGGCGGCTGCCAGGATCGCAGCAGGCAGTATCACCTCCGACAAGCTCACGATCGCCAACGGATTCATCACCAACGCGATGATCGCTAACGCGGCGATCACGGATGCGAAGATCGCTAGCTTGTCGGCTGCCAAGATCACGACCGGGTATTTGGCGGCTGCCAGGATCGCTGCCGGGTCTATCACTTCTGACAAGTTGACGATCGCGAACGGGTTTATCACCAACGCGATGATCGCTAACGCTGCGGTCACGAACGCGAAGATCGCTAACCTTGATGCCGCCAAAATCACCACTGGCGTTTTGAGTGCGGCGCGGATTGGTGCCAGAACCATCACGGCTGACAAGCTCGCCACGAACGCGATCCAAGTCGGGCTGGCGGGCTGGACTCAGTCGATCAGGATTTCACCGACCCAGATCACCTGGTACAACGGCTCCACGCTGGAAGGAAAAATCACCAGCGCTGGGATGCAGTTTTGGTACGGCACCCGCTACATCGGCGAGTTCGCCCGTCGTGCCCACAAGGACAAGCCCGATGTGCAAGGCATCGTCAATCAGCTCGCGTATCGGGGTGACTATGTGGCCTGGACCTACCAGAGTGCGTCAGGCGGGGACTACTTCACCTGTTTCACGCTTGATCCGAAGGGCAAGTTCTACGGTAAAGCAGGGATTCATCTGGGCTCTGACCTGCGCACTGGTGGCTACAAGTTCTACACGACTGGGTCGCGCTATGTGACATTGCAAGACGTGGCGCTCTCGGGTCGAGGCACTCATCCGGGCTGGGTCGGCCCCACGGGGCTGTCGAAGATCGCTTTCCACACCTATGACGTGATGCTCGTCTCGAACGGGTCGTTCTACAACATGAGTCGCGTGTTCGATCGTCTCAAAGACCTCATGAGCCGGGTCAACGAACTGATCCGGCGCTTGAACTACGGCTGGATCACCTCAATATCTGGGTCAGGCTCCAATATCACGTGGTCCAACTACTCCAATACCGGCCTATCAGCCATGTCCACCAGCCTGTCCTAACGAAAGGGAACCTATTTCATGCGGATCACGCTCGCAAACACCGACCTGCAGCCCGTTATTGACCTGCTAGCAGGCATGCCGCTCAAGGCTGCCCAGTCCAGGGCAAGAACCAAACTGCTCGACCTGGTTAGGCAAGCCAATCTCAGATTCGGTGAGGACGAATACGCCCTCGTCAGTGAATATGCGGTCCTCAACGATCAAGGCGAACCCGTCTTTGATGCCACCGGATCGTTCAACCTTGCCGACCCCCACAAGGCGGCTGAGTTTCTCGAGGCCCGCAACCAGTTGTTGACGTCACGGGTTGAGGTTGAAGGCCCCACCTATGACGGGCACGCCAACGACATCCTCGACCTGCTCGACACCTATGACCAGCCCCTGACCGGAGCAGCAGCGGACGCGTATGCAGCCTTGTATGACGCCATCACAACCAGCAAGGAACAATCATGAGTGAACACGCCATTATCCCGATCCCGTCCGACCCAACCGAGACCCCGCCAGCAACCACCGTCGAAGAGCAGACTCCTGAACTAATCGAGCCGGAGTCGCACGTGTTGGATTTGACGGTGCCGATCCTCGAAGTCCTCACCGACCCCAGCCTTTAACCAACCCCAATAGATCGAAAGTTTCTGCGTCGCTACCCGCCAAGGGTGGTGGCGCATTTTTGTTGCCCCGAGAAAGGAGCACAACCCATGTCCGTGAAAACCATCTGGGCGGCCATCCAATCCGTGTTCACCGCGATCGGGGCCTGGCTAGGTGCCTGGCTGGGCGGGGCAGACGGGCTGATCATCGCCCTGACCGCTTTCGTCATCGCCGACTACATAACCGGAGTACTAGCAGCCATCACCGAAAAACGCCTGTCCTCATCAATCGGGTTCAAAGGGATAAGCCGAAAAATGGTGATCTTCGCGTTCGTCGGCCTGGCCCACATGCTCGACAGCCACGTACTCGGCACGCCGGGCGTGCTACGCACCGCGACCATCTTCTTCTACCTGTCTAACGAAGGCATCAGCCTGTTGGAAAACGCGACCCGGCTTGGGCTACCGATTCCTGCCCAGATGCGTGATGCCCTTGACGCGATCGCTAACCGCACCAACACTCGACCCCCGCTCAACCAGCAAGGAGACACCAAATGACTTTCTCGCCACTATGCGCCCGCAGCGTGCCCACAAAGAACTACTCATCCAGGCAAGGAAACAA